ATACACATTTTCAGCAATTGCTAATGGTGTAGAAATAACCTTTCCCTCTATAACATTAAATATCTAGAGGAATAATAAAATGAGTGGTGTAACATCACAAGGTTTTGAAAATAAACAATACACAGATATAGTAGAAGAGTTGGCAACTGGAGCTAAGACACCAGAATACTTCGGAGAACAATTCCCAACAACACCAGACTCTGTTTTTGGTGTATTAGCTGGCTTATTTGGTGCTGCATTAAAAGACCAGTGGGATTTATCAGCTTCTGTTGCTGACCAAGGTAACCGAGATAAAGCTGAAGGTAAATATTTATCAGATCTAGCAGCGTTGATTGGGTTGACTCGTTTATTAGCAAGTAGTAGTAATGGCATACTGTTATTCACTGGCACAAACAATACAGTAGTTCCAGCATTTACTCCAGTTAAATCTACCGCAAATAAAGAAATTGTACTGACAAATAATGTGCTTACATTAAGTAGATTATCTTGTAACCAAACTAGATTAATTATTCCAATCGTGTTAGTTGGTGGTGTGTACACTATAACAGTTAATGGAGACTTATATAGTGTAACTGCAATATCTGGAAATTCAGTAAACTCTGTGTCTAAAGATTTGGCTGATGCAATTACATTAGGTGGGGGGGAATTATACTCTGCAGTTTATATTGGTGGTAATATTGTAGTATCCTCAAACACTTCTAACAATAACTTACTTACCTCTAATAGTGGAAATATTAACTTAGTATCGGTATCTTCCTTAGTAGAGGCTACAGCAGGTACCGCAGGTGCAATTGATTTCTACGCCGATACATTAACATTATTAGGATCTCCAGTTATTGGTATATCAACAGTAACTAATGAAAATGATTTTAACATTGGTAGGAATGAGGAGTCTGACGCAGAACTACGTGTGAGAATGGAAGCAAGAGAACAATCTACTGGTACAGCAACCAAACCTTCAATAGAAGCGTCTATAAGTGACGTTACAGGAGTTTCGTTTGCGTATGTGATAGAGAATACTACCTTTGCAAATGACGCTGATGGTCGTCCTCCTAAGAGTTATGAGACATATGTTGCAGGTGGGTTAGATAGTTCAATTGCAAATGTTATCTGGGAAACTAAACCAGCAGGGATTGAGACTTGGGGTGATACATCAGTAGTAATTGTAGACCATAATGGTGATGCCCAACTAGTTAAGTTCTCTAGGTTTGATAACAAGTACGCATGGGTAAGAATAACATACGTAATAAACTCCGAAGAAGAATTCCTACCTGATGGTCCAGACCAAATAAGAGAGGCTGTAGTTGAGACAGGTGATGGTTTCTACAGAGGAGAGGACTTAGAACCAACTAAATTTTATGGCAATATATACTCTAAAGTAACTGGTGTCTATATTTCAAAGATTGAAGTAGCCATTACGGACTTACCAACTGACACCCCTTTTTATTCTACTGCAAGAATACCTGTCAACAATGTAACTAATCTAATATTTTCTGTAGACAGAGTTCCACTATTAACATAATGGAGATTATATGTTACCTAAGTTAATAGATCAAATTGAACAAGGGTTTGCTAGGAATATAGACTTCTTAGATAAAGATAACTTTAATAAACTAATACAACTATTCCTAGAACAAGTACAGGAAATAGAATTAGCTACATTATCTATAGCAGACCAGAAGAATATAAATACAGCAATAGGTGTGTGGTTAGATTACATCGGGAAGATAGTAGGTGAAGCAAGAAAATCTAGAACTGATGCACAGTACAGGTTAGCTCTCTTACTTAAAGTGGCATCAAATAATAGTGATGGTACTCCAAACATTATTATTGATATTACAAAGCAGCAAACTGGCTCAACTAACTCAAGAATAATAGACTATTTTCCAGCTTCTTTATTCAATGTGATTCAGATAGATGAAGGCGTAGATACTACAGGATTATATAATCTTATAGATAATATAAAACCAGCAGGTGTTAGTGTAACTACCGTTAATAATATTAACGGAGACAGGTTTGTACCTTCTTGGATAAATGAAGCAGGGGATGAGACTAATACTCAATATGCCTACCTTGATTGGGCAGGAGTAGATGAATTTGTAATATTCTCTGGTGGAGAACTAACACCGCTAACTTTATTCGACGGAGATGAACTAGCCCTTACAACATCAACAGGAACTTCTGTAACAGAGTCTGAAGGACTTCTTGCACAAGTTATTATAAACTAAGGAGGTCATATAACATGGCAGCTAAAGATGATTTAAAGGTATGGGCTAATACAGTAGTGATTGACCCTATACTAAACACACCAAACACGCTTAGTATATCAGATGACCTTTGGAACAATGGGTGGTTAAGATTAAATCCAGTAAATGCACAACATTTAAATAAACTATTACAGTTATTAACTGATGCATTAAAAAATGAGACATTGACACCTGACTTAAACCTATCAGATGTCACCAATACTGCAACTGCCCTGACAAACTTAGGTGCTTTAGCTAAAGCTGCTAACTTAGCTGACTTACCCAGTAAAGCTACTGCAAGAACTAATTTAGACGTATACCAACGTAGTCTTAATCTATCAGACATCCCTAGTGCTTCAGCAGCAAGAGATAATTTAGGACTTAATACAGACACCTTATTTAATACCTTCTTCGATAAGGTATACCCTGTAGGGACTATATACGAGAATAAAACTAACTCTGGAAACCCTAGTGTATATTTAGGTAGAGGTACGTGGGTAGCAGATGGACAAGGTAGAGTATCTATCGGTGCTGGTAGTGGAACAGATAGCAGAGGGGAGACTATAAACTTTCCTTCTGGAAGCTCTGGTGGTGAATACAAGCACGTTATGCTTCAATCTGAACTAGTACCTCATCAACATGCAACAAACTGGGATATGTACGATGAATCAGGGACTGAAAGTAATAAAATGGCAAGTGGGGCTGGGACTGCAGAAGCATCTCAGTTCACTTTAGCCACCAACAACTCTACTGGAACTGGAGATCCATTCAATATCACACAAACTTACGTAGTTTATAACCGTTGGTTAAGAACAGCATAAATTAATAACTTAAAAGGTAAATAAAATGGAATTATATATTCAATATTTTCAAGATGGTCTAATGTACTTTGGTGCATTAGTGGTATTTGCAACTGCAGTAGTAGCGGCATTAGATACTTTTGCAAAGATTACTCCTACAACTAAAGATGATGAGTTTGTAGCTAAAGCTAAGCAATACTTGGGTGTTATTTCATCTATCTTAGATAAAGCTTCTGTGTGGAATACTAAAAAGTAATGGAATATTTAATAGCTATGGGACTTGGTATCGTAGCTATTATTTATGCCTTCTTTAAAGGTAGTACTAGCGGAAAGGATTCTGCTAATAATGAGGTACAACAGAAGGTACTAGATAATGTCCAAGTTGCTAAAGAAATATCAGATGACATCAATTCTCTTAGTGATAATGATGTTAGGGACAGGCTGCTCAAGCGTGGTAAGTGATTACTGTTTAATTGCTATTCCTATGGAACCAACAGATAATGATAAGGTTGTTATTAGTAATAAGTTGGCAAGGAATATACTAATGAATGATGAAACTTATGAAAAATTATGTAAAACAAAATAATAATAAGGACTACCTTAATATGGGCAATATAGACGTATTAGCCTTGATTAAATACCTATGGGCAGCTTTCATACCAATTATAATTAAGGGGTGGTCTATGGTAGATAAACGGTTCGAACAAACAGAACAACGTGTAGAAGAATTACATAAAAATGATTCTAAAACTAATGCAAAAATTGATGTGTTAGTTGAGAGGTCTGAGAATCAAGAGTTGTCACTTAAAAGAGTAGATGATTCAATTAAAAGATTAGAAGACCTATTACACAAGTATATACTAGACAGTAAAAAATAACTGGAATTACGAGTAATGAACCCATTATTATTTCCATTAGTATTAATATTATATGCTGAAGGTAGTTATTGTGAAGTTACTCGTAAGATATCTAGGGTGGTATTGTATTCATATTTAATGACACTATTAATCACAACATACCTAGAGTCATTAGATGCAGCTAGGTTATCTCTCTTACTAATACACACAGTATGCTACCTATCATGTATAACACTATGCCAGAAGTTATCAGGTAAGGTTGTGTTCTTTGTATTGATGATAGGTATATGGTTGATTGACCTAAGTATAATATTAAACACGTTAGCGTATGACATTAATTTACTTGGATATTCATTGTTAGGGTACAGTAACTACTTTTATAGAGAATTAACTATAGTTGCAATAAGTTTATGTGCATATATCTCTACTAAACATAACAGACACAACACTAGAGAGAATTTACTAGGGTTAACCACTTTATTATTTTTTATAATAGAAAAACAATTTTAGAAGAAGGAATTAGATAAGATGGCAGTGAAACAATTAAGCGACCTAACAGTAGCTGGTGATATAGGTGACGGGGATCTACTATTGATACGCCAAGGAGGGGAAGATAAGAAAATTAAAGCTGCTGAGTTGGCGTTCACACTAGATAAATATACAGACTATGAAAAAATAGGTGATGGTTTCTGGGCTTCAGGTAAAACATTCACATCTTACAATGGATACATGATTTACAATGGGGAAGCTTATATACCTCTGGGAGGGACGTCCCTCCCATACACTATTGGCGCTATTCCTGATTTGGGATTTGTTTATAAAATTCAATTAAACTCACACCCAGACCTATCAGGAAGAAACCCAGCCGACGGGTCAGCCCATAATGCTAATGACATTGGTAGAGGAGCATCAACTGTTGATGCAGATTTGACAGCTTTGGAAAACAAGACAATCACAGATAATTATTTTTATACTCAAATGGGAAAGGCTTTCGATAGTACAGATGGTGCTGGTGACCCGTTTGCATCGTGGACCCACGCAACTGTAGCTTATGATGAATCAGAAGATAATCTTGTCGTATTTTATAATACTAATGCTGGTCACAGTATCAACACTAATAGCGTGATGATGCGCAAAAAGAAGACGAACTCTGACGCTTTTACAGCGGTTAAGGTGGTAGCTAGTGATAGTGGAAACTTTAGCTATAAATGCCAAGCTGCGGGGATTGCAGCAAACGGTGATTATGTTGCTTTAGTTGCTAGATTCCCATGGTCAACTGGAGATAGTGACGCAACATACATATATCGCTCAACAGACCACGGCGTGACGTTTACACCCACGCTAATGCAATCAGGAGGCTCTAATGTCATAGCATATAACGGCGATGTATCAGGGTTTTTGTTGACGCTAAGCGGTCGTATTTGTACGTTTGCCGTTGAATATGGAACATTTTTATCAAGAATATTCTATTCTGATGATAACGGAGCTACATGGTCTCAATCGTCAATAGCTGGAACGCAAACCGATGTTACAGAGCCAGCATGGTGCGATATCGGGGATAATAAACTAGTTTGTATGGCTCGTGCTGCTGTTCGCTTTGGCAACACATCGCAAGTAATACCAGCTAAATTTATGACTAGTTCAGATAACGGAGCAACATGGACTGAGCCAGTTGACAGCACATCTATTACTAATTTCACTTTGTCTAATGGTGAGATGATACCAAACTATGAAAGCAAGCAAATAGAATTTATTCATCATAGTCGGTTTACTGAGGCTGATAACTTTTCTAGCCTATTACAAAGTACAGCATCATTTGATGACGCATATACTGATAATTTTAGCAAGCAGGTTAGGATCGGAAAACTTGCTGCGTATACTGAGATGGGAACAAGTACAGGCGATAGCGGATATGTTGGAGCAAAGAAATCATCAAATGGTGTAATTACTGCGTTTTACTATACTGGCGCAAGAATATCAGCACAGATAAATTATCTAGTTGGTACTCCTGATACGGCTTATAGCTCCGCTGGTAATGTGATTGACCCTAGAACAGGTGATAGCTTATTGTCACCAGATACTGCATCAGGACTTTTTACCTCCATATTGAGTTCGGGAAACATAAACCCAAGATTGCCAACAGGATTTATCCAAGGATTTAATCAAGGAACTGTATCGATGTCTCAAGTAACATCATTAGTATCTGTTACTGGAACTGATGGTGTAACTACAAGGCGTAGTAGCTACAGAACTACACAAACTATTGCATTTGCGGATGTAAACAAGATCATATTATCGTTATTATCATTTGATGGTACAGATGTGGCAATTGCTTTATATGATACTGAGACTGTAAACGAGGCAAATCCCGTTGCTGGTAGAAAATTTTATTCTGCAACAAACAAAGCGGGTGATTTCGTAGTTGATGTTTCTGGGATTAATGGGACATATTATTTGCATATCATTTTAAACAGTAAAACAAACGTTTCAATATCGTTTAGCGGCATCCATTTAATTAAAGACACTAACACCCCAATATATAAACAAACTCCAGATAAAGGCGTATGGGACGGTGGCTTCAAGCTTGCTGCAAGAACTGGGGCAACAGCTAGTATATTGGTTGGTAGCGGATCTGGAACAACAGACTTAACAAGTCTTATTGCTCACGGGGCTACAAGTTTTGGGGATGTATTTTCTAGAGCTTATATTATAAACCTTCCAATACCTGCAGGAGTTACCACAGTTAGCGCTAGGGTAATGCTTCCTGTGTCAGTATCTTCGGCAAATTTTGAGACAGGCCTAGCAATATACGACAAGGCTACCCCCACATCACCCACGGATGGCAGGGTAGCGTCTAGTTTTGTATCTGGAACTGGCGGACTAGTCACGGTATCTGTTCCATCTGGAAGTCCAAGATACTTAGCGCTTATATCTACCGCAAAAGTTACAGGTGCCAGTGCTGCTGCTTACTTTGACGAGATATTTTACTATTAATCCCATCTAACTGGGAATGAAATAACACATAATAGTACCTACAACTAACTATATTGACAAAAAACCCACAACAGGAATGTTGTGGGTTTTTCATATTATATAGAGGGGTTCTTTTGTTTCCATATTATTAGCTATTAACTGTATGGGCTTCTTAGCGTGACACGTAGTACAAAGCCATTCTACATCTAGCCAGTGTTCCTTTAGATATAACTAAAACTCCTCACAAATTAACTACTTACCTAGAACGGTATTTGATCATCAAATTCATGCTCTAAATTAGGCTCTGTAACCGTCTTAGGAGGAGTAACTTTAGTTGGTGTTACATTGGTACTAGTTGGCGTAGAACTCTTGTCTGAGGTTGATACAGGAGGTTTAACGCTATAACTAGCCTTAGCTTCCTGTAACTCTTTCTCAAGTACACTATCTTTAAAGTTAGTAGCTAGTTTCATAGTATTCTTAGCAATAGCTCGTACTTGCTTAACCATGTCAGGGTTGTTTGCAGTAGTCATATTAACACCAAAAATATACTTTTCGTCTAACACTGGAACTGGCATACCTTTAGGGAGTTTACCAACAAACTTAATACTCTCAGTAAAGTATGTGTTATCCCCTTGTTTAGCTGGCTTATCCCACACTCTAACTTCAAATTGTAAAGCCTTACCTAGAAGTTCAGTAATCTTCTCCTTCTGAACTAAACCATGTTCATCAGCTAAACCTGCTGCAACACACATCTTAGCTGCAATAGAGTTTACTGGTAATGCCCACTTCTCAGCAGTATTATTAGTATTCTCGACCATATACATTTGATTCTGAATGATAGGCATCTTCTTACCTTCAGCAGAGTCTGGGTTCTTAACAAAGAATTGACCACCCATGTACATACGGTATGGACGTAACCCAATTTCACCACCAAAGTCCTGCATATAGTCAGGGAAGTCTACTGACAAAACAAAAGCTTTAGCTGGTTTAGCTGGAGTACAGATAGTAGGTACTTTCTTTTTAAGCTTACCATTGTAACGGTCTTCTACAAAACTACCTTTAGTTAACTTATCAATATGCTTAGGGTCTGCAGCATTGTATTCCTCTTCATACTCACCACGTTCCTGAATTCCAAGATCAATGTAACCTGAGATCACACCACTAAGCGACTGTGCTTCATCAGCAGTCTCCATTAATGCAATTGCAGCCAACTCACGTTCACGTTTCTCAGCATTAATCTTATCCCAATCAGGGGTATTATCAGAACTTGCTGATGTATTCTGGATTGCATCATTTGTAACAACTGTAAATTTCATATTGTATCCTTCTATAAATTATAATGCACATAATGTGCGGGTATCTACTGACCAAGTAGGTTTGTTGTGGAATATCCATCCACTGGTCATTTGGTACAACAATTATAACACTCACCTTTATACCAACTCAAGGTTATCTCAGAATAAGTGATGTAATTGAATTTGTTAAAGTAAAGGAGAGTAGAAACTATCCGATAAAGTAAATGTAAGTTCATCTGGTGGATTATCGAATGAAAGTGTTAATGAAAAGAATCCTTCATCTAAACCCCAATCATCTCCTTCATAGGCTTCAAATACATCCTTACAAATAGTCTCCACATCACTTGCTAGTACAGTTAGTTGTGCATAATTTACTTGACCAAATATGTTAACTAAATTCCAAGATTTAATACCACCATCTTCCAAGTAAGCTTCTACTTTTAACCACGTAAGTGATTTATTATTCGTACTATCCATTTATTTCTCCTTTAAAGTAAAGTAACACCCAACACTTCCAATTCTAAACCAGTCACAATACTATATTCAATACGTAACACCGATTTATCCTCAGAAGTTGCCTTTCCAGTAGCATCAATTATTAACCAATTACCTAGGAATAATCCGTAGATATGTTGGTTTGTATTAATGTCTAAGTCTAATAGTGAAAATCTAATGTTCATTTAATAGTCTCCATATTTGTCTAATTGTTTAATAACCTTCATCTTCTGTGCTAATACCCACATACCACCTTGAGATTCAGGACGTTCATGATATTTATAATCTTCAATCTCAACTTGACACCATACACGAACTTCACCAGATTTTAACACTTCTTTCAAGTGAGGTGCTGAGGGTGTTAAGCAAAGGTGGAAGCCCTGACGTTCAGAGAACCCTTTTGTTGGGTGAAATTCAGCCTCCATCCAAACTCCAACAGGTATACGTAGTTTACGGTTAATGAACAAAGGTGCAAGTTTATTATCTTTTGTTAACCTAAATAATTTATAAGCTATCAATTGATTACCTCCAACAATTCTGGTTTAGCCCAGCAAATTACACAACCATTCTTCAACTCAACAAAGAATTCCCTACCATTAGATTTATCCATCTGCATAACTGCGTAGTAATATCCATTATACTTAACTACTGAGTGGATCGAAATGTAGTTACCATTTTTATCTTTGTACATATTATACCCCTTAATCGATAATACCTTTATAATATTAATATGGGTTAGCTTGTGAGAACATCCTATCTAGGTCATCCTCTAAACGTTCAATTTCTTTACCAGCAACATCTATCATCTTAAGTTGACCAGCGATGCGTTCTTCCAATTTAATACAAGTGTTACTAAAACCGTTTAGCATATGGACAATTTCTTCAACATCCAACACAGACACTCCCATTGCACCGTTGAATCCAACTTGTTTAACACCCATGCATTCTGTAACGATAAATTTGTCATGCATAATATTCTCCTAATATTGTTTATAAGTGATCTTACGTTGCATATCATACTTATCACAAAGGTCACTAATGAAAGACTCTTTGTAGACTACGATGGTAACTTCATTTATAGTAGTAGTCATTGCATTATTGCTTGATTGTTGTACATAACGCAGGCAATTTTGAATACAGTTATATACTGTACCTCCCGCCCAAGGTTGTTCATAATGTTGCATAAGGCTCTCCTCTATTAGCTTAAATCATTTTACCTTTAACTATACTGTATTTCTTGCCCCAACTAGTATGGTCAGCTTTGATTACAGCATTAACCACATTACGTATTTGTTTCTTTGTTGGCTTAGCTGAAAAATCCACTTGGAGTCCCAATCCATTACACACATTAAGTGTCCATCTAAATGGAAAGTAGTTTGTATTATATGTTAATGTTATATCCATAATATTCTCCTTAATTAAATTACCATCTACCAGTCTGATAAAATGGCTTCTTATGTTTAGTGTCGACTATCTTACCAGATAAATTTTTATTTGCAATACCCATACAATCATCAAACTGAACTAATTGTGCAGGATCATAATACCAATCAGGATTACCTATGGTACCAACATTTACATTATCACTCTTAATGGTAATACCACGGGCTTGTTCAATACACCCTAAGTCTACGAGTTCATCTAAGATGACACAATCATAATCTAAACCTTTAATCGTGTCAACAGTATCTTGGTTAATATAAATAATTAATAGTTCAGGGCTATGTTGTAGTGTGTCAATAATTCTACTGTGGGACATAGATGGTTCACTACCAGAACCAAGTAAGAGTACTTTAGTTTTCATAACCACTCCATGTATTGTAGAATTTAACCTTAACATCCATATCAGATGGATTCAGGCAACATATAACACCATCTAAAGGTTTCTGGTACCAAGAGTCACGTAACATACCCTCCACACCTTCCCAGTCTTCGTCAGACAAGAGTTCTAACATCTTGGTATGAAGTGCCTTGTTACCAGCAGAAGTCTCTCTACGTCGAGCTACAGAATCTGCAAGCAACTCAGTGTGCTGCTGGATTAGTTTTAATAATTCATTATTGGATTCCAGCTTCAACTCTTCTTCACAATCCATACAAGAGTAAGACTGCTGAATTTTTCCAGTAGTTACGGTACAGTTTTCATTACCATATTTACAACCATGATCGATACAACAATGTTCAGTGTGTACGTCTTTTAGTTTAGTCATATTATCTCCAACCATCTGTAGTATGCCAAGGGACAACACATTTTTGTATGTCAACAAGGCGAGTGCCATATTCATTAGTGACCTTAATGGTGTGAAAGTTATTTTCTTTCTTACCACAAGGTAGCTCTGTGTATTCATTATCTTCTAAGACAACAGCCCTACTTCCTTCGTAGATTACTTTATCTGTGTGTAATTGTCCAGTAAAATTAACGTTAAAACCTACACCAACTTCCTCTTCTAAATCTAGATAGGTCACATCAGATTCATCTTCTTCTTTCTGTAAGGAAAATATGAAGTTTCTTGTGGCGGTAACAGCCATCTCATCAACCCACTCGAAGGTTTCACCACCTTTACGTGAGTTTTGTTGTGAGATACAAACCAACATATCATCCAAGAAGTAAGCTCTTGTCCCAACATGGGTATCTGTACAAGTCCAAACGGACAACCAGTAACACTTCATACGTAAGTCATCTTGATTTTGGCTATACACCCAACAGTCTAAACTTAAATCAGAGATCATATTCTGTAAATCCCAATTAACATTCTCATCCCTATTAGCTTCAGACTTATCCAAGTTAGCAATGATATCTTTAATTTTCATATTATTATCTCCAGTTATTTAGCATCTGGTGCATGTTTCAAACCTAAAACTCTACGGTTTTGTTTATACACAATTCTTCCTACATTCAATCCGTCAATATTAAACACTTCACCACCACATGTCAACTTTAATTTAGCATTGGTGTAATTTTTATTGTATAGAGTGACTAAGTTATCAGTCACAGTACAACTTGGCAATGTAGGCGGAGGTACAAGTGAAGATTGGTAACGTGTAACTCCAGTGTAGAATAGTACTGATAATATTACAAGAGTTAATATGAGTTCAGAAGGTGATAGTTTCATAATAAAAATCTCCGTAGCAATTAAGATACGGAGATTATAGGGTATGGGAGAGTAGGTGTCAAGGGGTTACTTATCCTTCTTTCTATGTATATCTGATAAAGTAAAATTAACAAGTTTATCATATTCTTCTGTACTGAGAACCGACTTAAACTTGTCAGCTAACCTAAGAGCTTCGCTTTCCTTGGCAACCTTATATACTTCTGCAGCTTCTTCTGGAGTCTTATAGAACCCTAGGTATTGCCTTACATTATCAACGTGACACCTAGCAATATAACCCACGGTAGCGTTTGTACCCCCCTTAGGCTTAACTATATTTACACCATCTGGTAGTCCTGATACTTTAGTAGCGCCACATTCTGAGAGAAAACTGTTAATACTGGCGGGGAGTAATGTGCAATTATCAGGTGAATATGATAATCCATCACCAAACATATCCTTATCTAACTCAAAACCTACAATAAATTTGTCTTCCTTATCACTTGCCCACTTACCAAAGTTTTGAAAACAGTGCCATTCCTCGCAAACAGTAACGCCAATATAAGCTCTACCTTTAGGTTTCATTTGTTCTTTCGGATCGTAGCACCGACCTAACATCCTACACCATGAGCCATATACTCTTTTATTATAATTACCTGTCTTACCACTCTTATCGGAAATATAATCTCCAATCCCAAAGTACCCGACACCACAAACAGATTTATAATTTGGGTAGTAAACACCTCCAAACTTTATATGGGCTGCGGCATGCCCTTTAGTTACCACACCATCAAACCACTCTACATCTACATCGTAGGGTGAATTAAATCTAATAACTTTACCAGTACAACCATCACTGTTAGTAAACTCAAAGCCAATGTACAAGCCGCTCATAGGGTGACCAACATTACCTAATCTGAGACTAGATGCTGTTGTGGAGCTAGTAACACCATCTTTAAATTCTATAGTAATCTTATAAGTACTTAGGTAATCTTTAACTGTAACCACCCCGTATTTATTAGTATTAAATTTATCCCCTGCTTTTATTTTTTGATAAGGTTTATCATCTATATCTCCAGATTCTATTGCAGCTTTACTGTAGTTCCTCTCCCTTCCGTTATCAAATAAAACCTTACATCGATTATGTCTGTGGTCTATTGATATCAGCGCACCATTCATACTACCACAGACACTTGCAACTTTGTCTCCAACTTTAAAGTTAAAACTCATAAAACCCCCAATAAAGACACCTCCCATTTGGGAGGTAATCTTGTTTAATTACTAATGACACGCATAATAGTTGAGACCTTTAGCATAACCTCCACTAAAATCTACACTTATACTAGGTTCACCACCTGCAGGGTACGCCCATTTATTCTCCTTATACCAAGCTAACATATCAGAACCAGCTTCTGTGTAGCAATTACACATTATCCTACCAACTTCATCAGCTAACTCAGGTAAAGTCTCTATAAGGATCTCATCATGGACCTGAAGTACAGAACCTGTGTGAGTTTTATAACCCTTGGCTTCCATTATCTTATCAAAAGCTATAACTGCCTTTTTCTGGATAATAGCTTCTAATCCTTGACAAAAATAGTTAACCCCTACGTTTACACCACGACACCATAGCCAGTAACCATAGACAGGGATAAAGAACCCCCCTCCGTAACTGAATTGCTGAGAACACCTTTTAACATATTCAATTACTTTATCAAGACCCATACGAGTTAAGAAGTTATTCTTTTTCTCGTTACCTTCTTGTGGGGGTATATCTAACATTAAACCTAGTTTTTTACCACTACAACCAAATATACATTATCTTCAACCCAGTTCGTTATACTGAGCCAGCAACATCACTTGCATCTCTATGTTTCCATAGAAGTTGAGACTATATCATCTATTACTTTAGCAAGCAATAGCCAACCCGTTTCGATTTAAGGTATAAATACCACCACTTGGCTCTACGATGCTTCTCTACATACACATCTAGTCGTTAGGCTTTAGTGACAATTAGGCACTTTAGCACGGCAGGTTACCTTCAACTTAATGGTAAGGTTTTCCCCGTTTAAGGTTGGATGCGCTATATTAGTTAACGCCAAAACTTGGACCTTTTGACTTCTTACGTCTTAAGGCTATACTGTGTATTAACCCCTCATCTTGAGAAGATACAGCTTTAGTCCATTCTTCTTGAGAAACTAAACCAAAGTTACGGGCATTAACACAGTGGGCTGAAGTCCCAAGGTAAACTTGCGAACCATCTTCTGTATTTTCAAACTCAACCCCTGTGGCTACAGCATTGTAGTAATCTTGGTTGTTAGCTATAAACGCTCCAATACTAAGTTGGGAGCTTTTTTGGTCACAACCAACTAGAATTTTACCTTCATCTGCAATGATAGCTTCTCGCATCTCCTTACCATAAAGACTTGATTCAGAGGGTAAATTAACAATAACCCGTTGGTTACTACGGCCTGTAGATGTAAGGAAGTTTCCTAAACCACAGGGAACCCTACCATCTTCTCTAACATAAGCTAATACACCCTTGTTTTCTGGGTCTTTAACATTAGAGAAAAACCTACGTCTATGCATATAGGTGTTGTATTTTGCAATATCCTTACCCATCTCTGCATCATCACCAAGTTGCTCATATTCTTTATCCCCAAATTTAGGGGATGATACTAAGTTCTCACCCTTTTTAACTTCATACGTTATCTGCATAGAAGGATGGGCTTTTGGTGGGTAGTAGATAATAGTATCTTCCTCTGCTCTAGCTGGGTAACCGTCTACCTTTTTAATGTTCCATACTTCAGCCCACTTAATACCAGATTTTATCAGGTAACCTTTTACCTTCTCATGTTGGGTAAGTTTAGTTATATTCCATTCAATACGTGTATGTGGACCAGAGATAATATCAGTTTCTGTTTCCTCTACACCAAAATATTCACAAGTGTTCTTGTTTAAGAGGGGAGTCTCTTTTTCCTCAAAACCTATATCCCATTCTTTACTTTTAGTGTCAGGATGCGTATCTTTTATCCACGTTGTAAGTTCATTCTTCTTTTTGAAAGAAGGGCTATCTCCATATGATATATGAAACCCTGAGTAATACTTTTGCTTTTCAATACGGTGGAAATTAGTACTAGGTTTGTAGTAAGGTTTAACTACCTCACCTGTATAAGTGTCAATAATATCAGCTACGTCATCCCTCCCTAGTAATAAAAGAGCCATCTCATTCCTACCAACACGTCCTGTCTTATTTTTCAAGGTAGGTGGTAAAGATGGTTCTATGTAAGAAGATAAACGTTCAGTTTCAATATCTAACCAAGCTACACATTTATTAATATGTTCTACATCAACCTTAGCACCACGTAACTCTTGTTCAAACGCAATAGTTGCATAAGGTTTCTCTACTTCATTAATAGCTTTTGTAAAATCCATACCAAACTTAGTTTTAAAGGTTTCTGCTTCCTTATCTAAAAATAAGGCAGTCATCTTTTGTATTTTACAGTCTTCTACGATACGGTGTAGTTTATACGCATCCATGATTGTCCAATCTTCTATGTCTGGCTTCTTATTACCAAACTTAATGCCATAGGCTTTTAAGCCATGAGCGGATTTGGCACCTTTTGGACAAGGTCTGTCGAACCATTGCACCTTTGATTGTATATAAGTATCCTCCCAACAAGATGCAGGTATAATACACTTAGGCCAAATCTTCTCAATTAAAGGTTTATCGTATGTCTGACAATTGTGAACTGAGAGTTTGCCACCACTTCTGCCAATTTTATACCAATACCTAGCACCATCTATAAGAGATCCTACACGCGGTGGTATGATATAAGTTTTATTATCATCAGCATCATATACCTCTACATTATCATATTCAGGGTAATCATGAAATAATAGTACCTGATCATCTTCTGTGATAGTACATAGACACCAAACGTCATCTTCTGTATTAACAACATCATAGAAACCTTTAGCTTCAATATCTCCATAATGTCGTTGTGGTAAATATTTATCTAAATCTAAAATCAAAGTGTGAACCCTCCTACATCTATTGGTGCATTGTCTGTATTGATAGTGAAAGTTTTATTTTGTTTATTACCACTAAAACTACCTTCAGACCCTTCCCCGTTATAACCTCTACCACCTTCTTCCCAATAAGCCTTATCAAAACTACTAACGCTTAGGTCATATCCTACAGGTAGTTTATCTGGGTTGGCAGCAAAAAATTGGTCTCTATCAGCAATAACTTTACTCTCTCCATCATAATATAATGCACCAGCCATACCTGTAACACCCTTACGAAGTTTAGTTACTTTCATATACGTTGTATTTTGTTCAATCATATCATCTTCTGGTGCATTCTTATTACGTGCAATAATAAAGTTACCTGCAGCCTTTTGGACGAATATCGAACTACCATATGTGTCCATTTCATCTGGAAAAGTTGGCTTACCTTTCCTATCTGAAGGGGATTTACGGGTATGCAGTACATTAAAGATTGTTGTGCCCCCTTTAACTAAGTTACTCTGCCAATTAAAATGTGCAGCTTGGTCTTCGTTAGACGCTGTTCTTAATACATCTGTAAGTACATCATTAACAATAATAGTACAACCAAACTGTTTAACTAAGCGTTCTATATTCTTTTCTAAAGAATGTACCGTATTTTCCCTATCATCTAAGATAGCGAATCGTGGTTCCCCATATTCATTATAGAAGAAAGATTTACACTTTTCAACTATGTCTGGACGCTGTAAGTAATCCTTAACTTCATCTACAGGAATCCACCACAAGTTGTTAGTTAGAAATGTAGATAACATAGATGCTGTCCACTCTTCCTTGTTAGCCTCTAAACTTACAATACCTACCTTATGGTCAGGTACATTAAACATCCAATAATCAATCATACTCTCAATGTGAGTTGATTTACCAACGCTCGTGTCACCTATGAGTGAATATATGGATCTAGTAAATAAACCTGCGCCTTTTGTCATTTCTTGTAACTTATACATATGAGGGGGTAGTGGTATTCTTGGGGTAGTTAATACTTCAATTACACCTTGCATGAAGTCTATATTAGCATCATACACACCTGTCTCAATTAAAGGTTTAGCTCCAAAGAAATCAGATAAAAATTGTGCCTGTCTTCCATCTAATAACATTTTATTAGGGTCTTTACCACTCCATGTAGCAATACGCACCTTTTCTTTTGGTAATACTGATGCTATCTCTAAGGCTGCCTCAAACCCCACTTCGTCTGCATCCATGCCAATCACAATAACTTCATGCGAGTTTAACCAGTCGTATTGTTGTCTACATTGTTTTGCAGCAGAAGGTTCTCCTGTTGTAGGGCTAACTACACTATAATGGTTGTACCCATCTTGTCGTTTCTTTACCTGATATTCACGGAGCATAATTTGTGCTGCAATTTTATCTTTTTCCCCGCCTACTATCAAGGCATATTTACCACCTTCTGGGAATTTATGTTGACCACTTAATTGGCTACTAAGTCCTGTTTTTCCTACATTACCTATACCGAACCGTTTAGGTTCATGACATGATTTGTATCCCGTAAGTTTGTAATCTTCTGTCTCAGGGTAGTACTGAGCAATCACCTCTCCATTAGCATTTAACTCAGTCCTATGCCCATAGAATTTTAATATCTCATCGGTAAACCCACGAAAACCTTTAGCCTCCCAACCCGTCTTATTCCATAGAATATCACGTTCTTCTCTGGTAATAGGTAACTTCTTAGAGGCTTTATTGACAAATTCCATAACTTTGGTAACTTTACCTACCGAAGGATCAATACCTAAATTACCTGTCAGACTTGATGAATGTACTTCTTCCTTGGTAAAACCCTGTTTACAAGAGAAACATACAGCATCGTAATATAACTCTCCTGTTGTCATTGTATGTTCATATACTGCTAAACCATCACTAGAGTTACATGATCTACGTGGCTTCCCATATTTAGTAATAGGAAACTCAGTAGATAAACAGGCATGATGTTCTCCTATAAATAAACCACTATCATACTCACTCACTAAACTTCTCCTCATGTTAATTACATTTTATAAAAGAATAACTAACTTGATTATCCTTTAGAAAAAGATAATCAATCCTCACACCTACTCTCCAACTCACTCAATTCATCACACAAATCTTTAATCTGACAATCAGCAGCACTACGCATACCCTCATTTGTACTCCGTACCACTTCAAATTCCCTCTCGACATCCTGTAATATGTCATAGGAAGTCTCCTGCACCATGTTAATCAATGTATCCAACATTGGAAATAAACTCTCCACAAGTCGTTCTACGTGGCTTGAGATAGCATCTGAACAAGAGCTTATACCTCTGTCTATGATAGGACAAGTGTTAGGGTAGTCTAGTTTCATAATTTACCCTTAGTTAGGTACGCATACCACCATTCTGGTAATACTGGTACATAATCATCGTGTGTCATCAAAACCTTGTCATCAAAACCTTATCATCAAAGTTAAACTCACTTGGTACCATGAAACGTTCTGCAAGTATATGACATGTTTGGTTCTTGGCTAGACTTTCTTTCCAACTATTATCTAGGTGGTCTTTATAGTTGTCACTGTCAGTCCAACCCTCATCATAAGCTTCATAGATTTTCTGTTCCAACCACTCAATTTGTTCATTTGTTAAATTATCAAATTTCATTACTTAACCCTCGCATTCAATTTTATACCACTCGAATATCTCAACCTTACCAAATTTAGCAGGTATTGTCCAATCATCTTCATCCCACTTATCCTCCTGTGCCATACGCAGATGATAGGGATCTCCTTTGTACTCAACATCTGCATATACATGAAAATACTCATTACCTAAGCTACCTACTTTACATTTCTCCCAAGATACCACTTTAACAATACCCTCACGAAGTAGATTGTTAATATCAAAACAAGGAAAGTAATTTTTACCTTCTTGGTACTTTGATACTGTATACATAATATCATGAGTATAATTCCAAGCTACCTTCACCTCTCCAGTATGTAGTTTCCAAATAGGTTGATGTGCTATACACAACATCAGTCGCACATCTTCATCTGGCCAACCAACTGAAGGTCTTGTATCAAATAGTTTATACTTACACTCAGACTCAGGTTTGTAGTACTTACTGATCTCACCATTATCACTAAACCACTCGTAAGTAATGTCTCCAAATTGTTGTGCAAGACTACTTGTTAGTTGATAATTACCTTTCAATACGTAATAGCATATCTTAGATTTATTATCTGGTATCTTCTCTGAAAGTAGGTGATAGTCTAAGGTAAACATCACCTAATCCCTCCAATACCATGCCCCAAATTAAGCAACCCTTTGTTACATGAGTACGCGATTCTATGTGCCAGTTGTTTAGCCCTATATCGTTCAATGTGAAGCTTGTCAGCAAATACTTGATGCATATCTGAGTTATCTTTATACTCAGTACAGTATGTTTCAAACCAAGCTGTAAGCTCCTCAGCCTTAATTGTAGCCATCTTCTTACAGCTAACCATATAACCCTCGGACATAATCTATTCCTCCCAGAAATCCTCATCATCTTCAACTGAATCCAACTCATACTCCAATTGTGTAGTTTCCATCATCACTTCATAATGACGTACTACATCTTCCCATGTGATCGAATGTTTGTCAACTGGATATTGTGTTTCATCATCACTTTCCCATACTAGCATATCAATAATGTCGAAATCACCTTCGTAATCTATGTCACTATCAGCACTCCATTTATTACCTTGAGGTGGTGTGTATTGTACTGTTGCAGCACAAATGTAAATACCTTTTTCAAATACTAGATTATATTCATTCATCTAAGTCACCTGCTGCATGGTCTTTGTTATCACTATAGCGTAAACGTGCAACCATGATTTCTTCCACTGTACTATTATACGCTTTAGCGACACGCTCAAAGTATTCCAATAACTTTTCTGTGACTTCTAACTCTACTGTAATTTTATGTGGCATGTTATTACTCTCCTTTATTTAATAGATTATATTCTGTTTTCAATGTGGATAATTCATCATTGGTTTTACGCACTTCACTACTCAAGTATCGAAGGTAATCTTCACGTTTAGTGATCAACATGTTTAACTCTTGGATACGTTTGCGTTGTTCAGTCATATTATTCATCCTCATCATATCTTGAAGTAAACTCAGTTTTAACTTCTTCTTCCCAAACGTAGCTGTAACGATCCTCTACAGGACTTCTTCCCATGAAGGTGTCAATATCTTGTCGCCCACCTGCAATTAACTCCTGCTTACACTCACTGCACAAGTAACCATATGTAGGAGAGATATTATCACACATAATGTTATCACAACCAACTCTGTCACAATTCAGTACACCCATGTTAAACCATCTCCTCTATTTCACCAGTATTTACATTACACCACGCTAGATTATCTATGGTGTTATTGTCTGTCTTAGTATAATGATTGATTGTAACATTACTGTCAACTCTTTTATTTAAGTTATTTATACTATTGTGTAGCACATTAAGTTTGTCCAACTCTAAACGTTGTAGTGTAGGTAAGTTCTCTTTCACAATAATATCCATCAATAATACAATGTTACTATAGCCAGTATTGAAGGATACCTTTAAAGCGTCCCTAGTGCCTCCGTGTTGAGCTTTATTATACTTAGAGTATGATTCATTACAAGCAGCAATAGAGTTGCTTAGAATTGATTGTAGTGAGTGTGTTAGGTTGTTAGTGTTGATAATCATTGTTGTGACTCCATTTCAAATAGCAATTCTTCATTTTGTTCCGCTTCCTCAGAGAAATCTTCTCCATCTATACGTAGTAGGTTTGATGATCTTAACATACGTGAGGTTGATGTTTCTGTATCAATAATATCCACAACCCAAGCCTCAACACCGATATAGTGTATAACTTGCTTTGAGTAAGGGCAAGTAAATGACTCACCTGTCTTCACATAAAACAAAACATTACAAGAGGTACCTACTAAGAAATAATTCTTAGCTTGTCTTGTATTCACAATAATAGCCTTGCATCCAGCTTCAATAGGTTTACTCATAAGTATACTCCTTATTAGATTGTTTCTACATAGCGTTTAAGTTTACCACAATTTTCACATGTTACAACAAGAATATGTTTTCTATTGTATAACTGTCCAGCCTGCATACTATTCCTAGGTTGAGGGACATCTGCAGTGGTATTTAATATATGTTGCGCCATACTCTCAGTTGTAACTTCACTCAACACTTTCCACTTATGCTTACAAAACATAGTTATTCCCTCCTATAAATTATCTTGCAATCATTATTACTCCACTACAATATAATGTCAAGTAGCAGATCAATAAATAATTATCACAAATAGTAAAATTATTTATTGACAGGATAAAAGTTGGGGCGTATATTGATTGTATTGAATTTGATTATGTTAATTAACACTGTACAGAGGGTCTACTATGAATAACTATTATGTGTATGTTTGCTATGTAGATGATGTAGTGAGATATGTTGGCAAGGGTAAGGGTAATAGATACAAACATTGTATAAGTGGTAAAAGCACTTGTGCTGAATTAAATAAGGCACTCTTTACTGGAAGTGAGTTGTCAGTGGAAAGGGTATTCATGGGTTTATCAGAAGAACAGGCTTTTGCGTGGGAACAGGAAGTTATTGATGGTATTGGATTAGATAACTTATATAATAAGAATAATAGTAAGTCAGCCGATATTAGTTTACGCACAAGAAGTCTTAATTGTATGGAAGATTTGTATCAATTACTAAAGGAGAAGGATGTTGTTAAAGTAGGAGATTTACTGGCAGATGTTAGGGTAATTGATAGGAAGCACAACCGACCTATATGTTCTTTCGTACATAAACCAACTATACGTAGATTACTTCCATATTATGGATTCAAACAAAAGGGTAGACAGACTATGACTTATGTGAGAGAATCAAATCCAGAATTAAAAGAAGTAATGGATATATTTAAACAAAAGCTAACTAAATAGAGGATTGCTTATGAAACGCTACATCATAATGAACAAAGATGAAAATCGCTTACAAATTGAATCTAACTGTGGGTTATTTGTATTATCTGGTAACTTAGGGAATAAATATGTTAAGTGCCTTACGCCTGTACTGTACAAATCAAAATGGTTTGCTAAATGGAAAGCTTGGCAATACGGATGTGTAGTTGTAGAAGTTACAATATCAGAATTTAAAAATGAACCATTAGGAAATTGCTATATCTGGTTTATAGATGAAGTTAGTGGTACGATTTTTAAATTATACGAAATGGATATAGATGATAATACTAGCGATAGTTTAATGTTATTTAACTTCTAAGGAGAATCACAATGATAAAAGTTAAACTTAATGAACAAGAAAACCTAACAGTTTCTAGTCACTATCAACATGGTAATCTAACAGGATTTCGTGTCGGTATAATGAAAGATGGCGAGTACACTTCTGAAGGGTTAGATGAAGTGTTGACACCAGAACAAATTGAATCTGTACAGTTTATGATTGCAACTACAGTTAAACTATACTTTAAACAAAGTGATGTGGAGGATATTTAATATGGGTAAGGTATTTAATGAGAAAGAATTAGAGTGGTTATCTGAGTTTGCTACACTGCGTGACGAACATTATATTGAAGATCGTAAAGGTATCTCACAGACTAAATACATTATAGAAGTGAAGGATGGTGTTAACTGGACTGGGGAGAGTGTCCCTAGAGGATTGATTGGTCTGTGGATGCAAGATCATCAAGACGATAATACTAGCATTAGTTGGTTTGAAAGATTAGGCACTAATGATAAATATGGGTATTACTGTAGTTGGGTTAAGTGTAGAGAAATAGAAGTTATTACTGTAGATTATGTAGAGGAAGATTAAACATGTACCTAATGTACCTAGTAATTATATTAAATAGTTCTGGACAAGAAGCACCAAGTCCATTATTATTCACACAACAAGTTAATTCAGTACCTGAGTGTCATGAAGTTGGAAGGACTTTGGTTGCTGAAGCAAAGAAGAATTTACCTACTGGAGTCAGAGTTAAACAGGCTAAAGTACGGTGTAAGTTTATTGGTGGTAGTATTTAAATAGGAGTATTCATGGATCAAGAACTATATAGTTATGACAAATATAAAGGTTATTCTATCTACATTGAATTAGATAATGGAATGTATTACGGTTCTGTTTACTTTAACGGTACATGTTATGCACACAGTATCAAAAGTAACAGTGGTGATGGATGTTTGAGTAAATGTGAAGATTGGGTAGATGATGATTTGGAGGAGGAAGTATGACACAATATGTAACTAATTTTACTCGTGGTTGCCTAGTACATTGGACAAAAAGTCACGCAATTGCTGAGGCGGTTGCCAACGCATTGGATAGTGATGGTGAGTTATCTTTTGATTTTGGAGAGGATTATATTTCTCTAACTAATAAAGATATTAAGGTTAGTAATAAAATGTTACTGTCTGGACTTAGTGATAAAAGAGAAGATGACACTAAGCGTGGCTACCACGGTCAAGGGATTATTCAAGCAATGATAGTCTTAACTGACCAAAACATCAACGTAAGTATCTACAATAACGATGTAGTTTGGCGTCCAGAATTCCAATACTCATCACAATTTGATGCTGATATTATGGTGATTAATGAATCTCCTTTTGATAATGGTACTAACTTCACTGTAGTGATCGAAGGGTTATCACCACAAGATATTGATGAAGTTAAACAACGCTGTTTGGTATTCCAAGACCGTGAAGTATTATACTCTACACAGTATGGTGATATCATTTCTAACCTAGAAGATGAAGAAGGTGGGGAAGTATTCTGTGGTGATATGTACGTATGTCAGAATAAAAACTTTAAATATAGCTATAACTTTAAACCAAAAGGTATTAAGCTTAGTCAAGACCGTGATGCTGTGAGTCAATGGGACTTACAACAACTCACAGCTAAATTGATTATTGCCACAGGTGATAAGGGCTTCATCAAAGAGGCAATTAAAGCTAACAAGGCTGATACTGAATATGTAAATGCCAGTTGGGCAGGTACTTCAAGTTACACTCCAGATGAGTTGGATGATGATTTTGCTGATGAATTTCTAGCTGAACATGGTGCAGTGTTGGTTACTAGTTCTTACAGTGAACATAAGAATAATGAGAAAGCTGGAAATAAGAGTGTCTACATTGACAATGAACGTATTGTTCGGTCTATTAATAGTAGCTCTTTATATCAAAGTGCAATGGAAAATTATGTTGAAGTTGAACGTGAAACTTTCTCAGAATTATTACTGAAAACACTTGAACGTATGGAAGACTTATTATATAGTAATGGCTTGATTGATTACTCACAGCAGAACACTGATAAACCTCGTACAGGGGATAATGAAGTGGTTGACTGGTTGGATGAAATTAAGAGTCGTGTTGACTGTAAAGATTGGGATTAATAACTAAGAGGAGAAGTGATGGATGATTTAGAATTATTAGAGAGAAAGTGGCCTACTCTTATAGATAATCTATGGGAATACACCACAAATACACCTCATAATAAGTCAAAAGGTTTTACATTTGACATTGATGGTGAAGACTTCTACATCCATATAAGTTCAGAATATAGTGGTGGTTTAGAAGGTAACTATTGTAATGTATGTAACATAGAACTTCAAGTTAATGGCGATGATATAGCAGATGTAACTATGGTAGATATATTCTGTTGTGAAGGTGATATTAGTGCTGAAATATATGAAGAATTTATGTATTTATTT